TAGCTCAACTGGTTAGAGCAGAGCGCTCATAACGCTTTGGTTACAGGTTCGAGTCCTGTGGGGAGGACCACTACCGAAAGATCACTAAGAAATGTTTAAACTAGAACCAATGGACTACGTCAGAGGAGCTATCGCTAATGCTTTAGCAGAGGGAATGACAGTAGAGGACTTACTTTACTGTTCTACCCATGCCAAGTCTACCAAAGACTTTGATACAGCCGTTAACCTCCTGGCTCAAATGATAGAACAAAAATAATAACTAAACTAACGGTTCCTTAGCTCAGCTGGAAAGAGCAAGTCACTTCTAATGACTAGGTCATAGGTTCGAATCCTATAGGGACCGCCAACAACAACACAGTTGTCATAATAGTTGTCATAGGTTTATCTGTGAAAAAAGCTTACTACAGGCGTCATAAGCACCTTCACGGTGGGGTTCGACTCCCCAGACAACTCCATAAAAACATCATAAGAAAATTACCTGACGTTTAAGAATAACTTTGCTAAGGCTCTGCCAAAGTGATACGCTGGGACTCTCTACTGACATCTGAAAGAGAACCTCCCCAAGGACTACTGTCTAACAGTACCTCCTGATAACCCCCCGAAGATGTCCCCTCTATGCAATTGTTTGAAGTTGCATATACAGCACGGGGGGTTATTGAGTATCACTTTGGTACCCTTAGTGTAAGAATTTATTATAGAGAATTTTAGTAATATTCTTAGAAGTTTTGTAGGTAGTAAGTCTTGTTTTATTCTTTGGTTTTTATGAAGAATAAAAGTAGATTTATTATAGTTTTCAAGGTAATGTTTTGTTTATTTTGTAAACTATTAATAACAAAGAAAAAATTTTAAAAACATAAAATATCTTCCCAACACAACCTGTGTTAAAACCTGAAAGGAGGCCAACATGCCAGACAATCGTAAAAATAAAACTGGAGGGCGCAAGCCAGGGGCTGGTCGTCCTAAAGGCGCTAAGAACATTAACTCTATGGCATCAGTGAGGAAGCTTGAAGAGCTTGGCTTTGATCCTATTGAGATGATGGTAAAGAAATATAACGACATCCAAGTTAGGCTAAATGAGCTAGATGCTCAAGGCAGAGGCGGTAGCGGTGCTTACGCTCAGATGACTGCCACTCAAGGTACTCTCATCAATAACCTCATGGCTTATGGTTACAAGAAAATCCCTGATAAACTTGAACAAGAAATTACGGAAAAGAAACCGATTTCCATTGTTCTTACTGATAACAAAAAATAAAAAAAGGGGAAGCACATGAGAGAACCAGGAGATGATGATTGGCACCTATCTAAGAGTGTACCAATTTCCTTTATCTTAGCAATCGTAATACAAACTTTTGGTGTAGTTTGGTTTATGTCTAGTCTTGAGTCGAGTGTTACCCTAAATGCAAGAGATATTGCTAGGTACGAGATCCGTTTGGCAGCTGTAGAAAAGACACAGCAGGAGTTAGCTTTACTTAACGCTCGTATTGATGAGAATATCAAAGCTATTCGTGAAATGATGGAAAAAACTAGACCATAGTAATTTAAAAGTTAGAGAAATAGTATGACAGAAATTAGTTTACATGAGAAACAGTCAGAAGTAATTAGAGATTTATTTGTAGACCACACCTGTCGTTATTCTGTGGTGAATGCTAGTCGAGGCTTTGGCAAGTCTTACTTAGCTGCTACTGCTGCTATTTTGGCTGTACAAGAACTTATGAACCTCCCTGATGACGTCCCAAACAAGAACGTTGCCCTTATTGCCCCTACCTACTCGCAGGCTGTAGATATTTACTATCCCTTGATTGCTTGGCAGTTAGGCATGGAAGACTTTGCTGATAAGTCCTCTAAGGCTTCTGGCACGTTCTGGTTTCCTGGGAATGTTCAGCTTAAGCTCTGGTCTTACGAGGCATCACAACGTATGCGTGGTACTGGCCAATACTTTGTAGTAGCCGATGAGGTTACTTCTTGGAAGGGCGCTGGTATGAACCTTAAGGAATCTTGGGAGTCTATTATTCAACCTTGTGTCGCCACTCGTTGGTCTCCAAAGAACTCTAAGAAGTATGGCGCTAACCCTGGTAGAGCGCTTATCATTAGTACTCCTAGTGGTTATGACTACTTCTATGACATGTACAACAGACAAGATTCTGATGATAGTTGGAAGAGCTATACCTACACTTATAAGGACTCCCCTTTTCTGGATGAAGAAGAGATTGGTCGAGTTAAACTAACACTAGACCCTTTGAAGTTTGCTAGAGAGTATACTGCTAGCTTTGAAGACTCTGGTAGTAACGTCTTCTACACGTTTAATCGTCAGGACCATATTAGCAAAGACCTCCCTTACTTTGATGTAGGAGAGGATGTACATGTTGCTATTGACTTCAACGTAGGCATAATGGCTTCTGTAATCTTTGCCTTGAGAGGTGGACAAATCCACATCCTAGACGAGATGCAAGGGCACCCTGACACAGAGACTTTGGCTGCAGCACTAAAAGAGCGCTTCAAGGGACACAAGATTATCTCCTACCCTGACCCTAGTGGTCGTGCTAGGAAGTCTTCTGCTGCTGTAGGTACAACAGACTTTAGTATCCTACAAGGTAATGGCATCTCGACAAGAGCGCATAACAAGGCCCCGCCTATTATTGACTCTGTTGCTGCTGTTAATAAGAAGTTCAAGAATGCTAATGGTGATGTAGATATGTATGTTCACCCTAAGTGTACAAACACAATTAAATCGCTAGAGCGAACCCAGTGGATAGAAAGCAATCCTGATAGTGCTACCATTGACAAAAAAGAAGGCGTTGAACACTGGACCGATGGTCTACGCTACGCTGTCGAGTACCTGTTCCCAATTAGATCAGGTGCTAAGGTAACAACAAGAGGCTTCGGCTTCTAACTATAATCACTTTACTTACCCATCTGAGGATCGGTAGAAAGGAAACAAAATGCCACGTTCAAAAATTACAGGCCAATCCAAAGACCTTATTACAGATGATGGGAGTGTTCTCATCTCTGTTGTTCAAGGAGAACAAGTACGTATTAACGTAGTTATTGGTTGGGTTACAAACCTAGCAGGGTACAGTCTAACAGCAAAAGTAGTTGAAGGTCTTAACTTTCAAGGCTCTGGTGTGGTTCCTTCCGACCCTTCTCCAACAGCTGCAGTTACAACTCTTTCTCTTTTGGACACTGACCCTACAGACAATACGTTTGATATCGTCATCCCAGAAGACCTTATTGGCACTTGGGCAACTACTCCAGAGCCAGACCAACCAGTCTACGGTTTTGTTGAGTTAGAAGTTGCTGATTCAGGTTCTGGTATTAATCAACAGATTTGGAAACCTTTGCGTGGCTTGATTCAAGTTCGCTACTCACCGACTGAGGCAGTATAATGACACAGTATACAGTTACTCTTAACTCACCTAATCAGTATAGTGTTACTACCAACACTGAGCAACTTCAACTTTCCCTTTCCCGTACTGGCCCACAGGGTGCTAAAGGGGACTCTGTTTCTAGTGCTTACATTGACCTTAACGGCGACTTCCACGTAGTTATTGTTAATGCTGCAGGGGATACTGTCACAGACATTAACCTTGGTGGTGAAAACTATATTGCTTCCGCAGTAGCCGCAGGGGCCGCTGCCTTAGCTGCTCAAACAGCTGCAGAGTCAGCCCAGACAGCAGCAGAGACTGCTTTAGATACCTTGGATGATGTATTCCTTGGCCCTAAGCCCTCTGCCCCCACTCTGGACAACGATGGTGACCCTCTTACTGAGGGTGCCCTCTACTGGAACACAACAACAAATGAGCTTGGTGTTTATGAAGGTAGTGCTTGGGAATACCCTGCACAAGAAGCTAGGACTTACTCTATTAGTGCTGCAGCTTCTGCTAGCTCTGCGAGTACCTCTGCAACTAACGCCGCTACCTCAGAAAGCAACTCTTCTGCCTCTGCCTTTGCTTCTTCAACTAGTGCTGCTGCAGCTCTTCAAGATGCTATTGATGCGGGACAAGCTTCTGTTGACTCTCAGTACTATGCTGGACAAGCTAATACTTCAGCGAGTGAAGCCGCTACCTCTGAAAGTAATGCTGCTACAAGCGAAACTAACGCAGGTAACAGTGCAACTACTGCTGCTGCTTCCGCAAGCCTTTCTCAGATTAAAGCCGCTGAGTCTTATAACAGTTCCGTTAGCGCACTAAACAGTAAGAACGCTGCTGCTACCTCTGAAATTAATGCCGCTGGTTCTGCTCTAGACTCCTTTAGCTACTCACAAGCTGCTCTGGCTTCTAAGAATGCTGCTGCTGCTTCTGAAGTTAACGCACTAAACAGTAAAACTGCTGCTGCTGCTTCCGCTGCTGCCGCTCTAGTTTCTGAAGCTGATGCTTTAACTGCTGCAAGCGAGTCTGCTACTAGTGCTACTGCCTCTGCAGCTAGTGCTACTGTAGCTTCTAACGCAGCAACAGCTGCCTTGGCTTCTGAGACTGCTTCAGCTACTTCTGAAACTAATGCTGCCGCTTCTGAGACTGCTGCAGGGCTTTCCGAAGTTGCTTCTGCTAACTCTGCTGTTGCTGCCGCTCTAAGCGAGACTAACGCAGCTAACTTTGAGACAGCTGCTGCAGGAAGTGCTTCTAGTGCTGCTTCGGACTTGGCTTCTGTTCAAGCTATCTTTGATCAGTTTGATGATAGATACCTTGGTGCTTATGCTACAGACCCAACAACAGACAATGATGGCAACCCTCTTATTGCTGGTACTGTCTATTGGAACACAACAGACTCTGTTCTGAAGTTCTATAACGGTGCTGCTTGGGATGCCCCTAGTGCTTCTGCTGCTACTTCCGCTGCTAACGCTTTGGCAAGTGAGCAGGCGGCTGCTACTAGTGCTTCCAACGCTTCTTCTAGTGAGACTGCTTCGGCCTTGTCTGCTTCTGCTGCTTTAGCTTCTGCAACATCTTCTGCAACTAGTGAGGCTAACGCAGCTTCTTCTGAGGCTACTGCCTTAACTGCTGTCTCTGCTGCTTTGGCAAGTGAGACCGCTGCAGCTATTTCTGAAACTAATGCTGCAAGTTCTGCTAGCTCTAGCTCAACTAGTGCTACTGCTTCAGCAGCTTCCGCTACAGCTGCTTTGGCAAGTGAAACTGCTGCAGCTACTAGTGAGACTAACGCAGCTTCTTCTGCTCTTAACTCTGCAAACTCTGCAACAGCTTCTGCAACTAGTGCTGCTAACTCAAACACTTCAGCTTTGGCTAGTGCTTCGAGTGCTTCCGCTGCTAGTGCCTCTGAGACTGCTGCTTCTGGCAGCGCTTCAGCAGCTTCTTCTAGTGCTTCCGCTGCGGTGGCTTCTGAAACTAACGCAGCAAGTTCTGAGGCCAATGCTTCAACAAGCGAAACAAATGCAGCCAGTTCAGCGGCTTCTGCTGCAGCTTCCTACGATTCTTTTGATGATCGTTACTTGGGGGCTAAAGCGAGTGAACCTACAGTAGACAACGACGGTAACTCTTTACTTCTTGGTGCTTTGTACTGGAACACTACTTCAAACAACATGTATGTTTGGGAAGGTAGCTTTTGGAAACAAGCTACAGGTTCTATTGAGGGTATTCGTGAAGAGTTTGTCTTTACTTCAACAGCAGGACAAACAGTCTTTAGTGGCCTTGATGATAACGGGTTGACCCTTGTTATGGACGCTTTAGAGTTAGTTGATGTGTTCCTTAACGGTATTAAAATCGTTAAAGGCATTGACTACACACTAGACCTCCTTAACAACACTGTAACCTTTGCTTCTGGCAGAACACTAAACGACATTGTGTCTGTACACTCCTTTGGTAACTTTACTGCGGCTACAAATTCTTTGAATATTGTTGGTGGTTCGGTTAACGGTTCCCCTATTGGTAACACTACAGCAGACTCTGGTACGTTTACTAACCTGACTGCCACTGGAACGACTTCTGTTGGGACTATTACTGGTACTAGTTTGACAGCTACCCAGAGTGCTACACTACAGCAAGCGGGTAGTACAAAACTACAAACTACTACTACTGGTGTTGACGTAACTGGCACAGTGACGGCTGATGGGCTGACTGTGGATGGAAATGGCCTTTTCTCTGGAACAGTCCCTCGACTAACATTTTTTGAAACTGACCTCACTGATGGAAATGCGCAGTTTGCTCTTCAAACTAGAGAGCTACGCCTTGGTTCTGTTACTGATGCTGGAGCTTCATTTACTGATCGTTTCAAAGTGAATGTAGTCACAGGCGACGTCTC